TCAGAGTTTCTCGAATACCATAGTAGCCTGGATCCGGTCTCCGCCGCCGAAGCCGGTACTATTGGCAGAAGCGGTGGTAATAGTGTGGTGCAGGCGGTATCCCTTTGCAGCCTGGGCGTTGATCACATCCTCGAGCTCCTTCAGATTCTTGGATGCAGTTCCGATAAGTTTCTCCTTAAGTGTCACTTGTAATACTACATACTGATTCATAGTGATTCCCATTTCTTTTGTGCGCCCCGATCTCGATCATCTCTTTTACAAACTGAATGTCCTCCGGCTTCACTTTCCGTGAGGCATCGAAGAGGACCTTGTATTCCGGATTCTCGAAGAGAAACTGAGCCATGTCACGGGCTTCTGGATTGAGATAATAGCTATCCGGAATAATTTCAGTAGATTCTTTTTTTCCAATAAGGTAATTCATGTCGACATTGAGTAAATCACCCATGAGGTGTTTCCTTCCAATTAAATTAGTAGAGCTGCACTACAATAATTGTAGAAAACATATGTTCCCGTGTCAAGAAAAAAAGCAGCATTTTTTGACCTGGAACAATTACATAAAACCCAAAATTAGGTTTGACTTTCAAGAGATCTTGTCTAAGCAGAATGATGCTTTGTTGATAAGTACGTGAAAGAGGTGTGTGCGGATGACCAATTATAACAAGGTGCCCCGGGAGACTGAATAAAATAGTGAATACCTCCGATATACATGATAGAACAGGTAGACCCGGAAACAGGAACGGAGGCGCTTATGCAGGTCGGTGGAGTCGGAAGCGGACATGACACATATTCTCATCATGTAACATCATGTCTTCATGAACATGGGGCAAATACGGATACGGGCAGTATGGGGGCTAAGTCCGGAGCCGCGCAGACGGCGCAGATGGCTACAGAAGCCTTGCAGGAGAATTCTAAGGGAAACCTGTTGTCCTGGGTACAGAATATTGGGAATAGTGGAAAACAGCTCTTACAGAAGATCTGGGGAGACAGCAAAGAATCCAATGACGCGATAAGTTCACAGAAGGATGGCAGCGGTAATCATATCGCGGGTCAGGAGACGCTTGTTACGGGAAATTCTGTGGGCGTGAAGACTACGTTGAACAGGGCGGCGGTGGAGACGGCGGCTACCCATACGTATTTCCGGCCTGTGGAAGCAAAGGATGCCATGCCGGCGAATCCTTTTCAGAAAGTGCGTTATCAGGTACAGAAGGTAGCCAGAAAACTGATGGACCGGCTGCCGGGACGATTCCTGGGATCCCATAGCGGAGATTTCCTGCAGACAAAGCAACAGCATACTAAAGAGGATCTGCGGAAGAGAAGCCAGTACAAAGAGGACGATCAGGAGATCGAATGCATTCTTACGGATGAAAGCTACCTGACAGATTCCTATAATCGAAAGGGAGAATACAGCCATCTTACTACGGATAAATAGGATGTGGTGGAATTTTTCGAAAAATTTCAAAAATTTTCTTGACAGTTTGGCATTCATCATGTAATATAGTCTTTGCTGTGAGACACACAGCAGACATTCATCAGATTGCGGATGAATGTCAACACAATTAATTTCATACCTTCAAGATACAGGTTTTGACCTGTACATTATGCGCGAGTGGCTCAGCGGTGGAGCACCTCCTTGCCAAGGAGGGGGTCGCGGGTTCGATCCCCGTCTCGCGCTCTTTAAAACCCTTGATTTTTCAAGGGTTTTTCTATTTCATGTTGCATTTCATGTTGCATAGAGTTATTTCTTATTATATATTCCCTCCGTAAATGGCAAGTTAACAATTGCACTACCATCAGAATCCTCTATTCGTAGTTTAGATAATAAGATCAGAATCACAGAATATAAAGGAAGATTAGTTATTCAACTTTCAATAGATCAATCAAAAGATTGGTATGCGATGTTATCATTTGATCAAACAGGATTGTCATATATTAAAAATGATTCTGATGGCTATGTAAGCAAAAAAATAGTATAAACATCATCGTTATTCTTTTAGCTTTAAAACATACAATGTAAAATTTCCAGTGTATGGTTGATCTGTAGATGATTGAAGGATCTTGGCATACCACATGCCATAAATATTATTAAATAATGTAATCTTGACATCATTAGTATCGGATGTAACCGCAAGTATATATTTTCCTTCTATGTATGCTGAGCCATTAGAATCTGTTGTGACAGTAATTGCTTTTGTTTCGATCCCAAAATTTAACTTTAACTTGCCATTTAAATGAGAACAGGTGGAGAGTTTTCTCAACACTCTCCACCTTATTTAATGAAACGAACGATATAATACTTTTTTACATTACCACATTTCTCGTGTTCCGTCAATGGATCATGAAACCGCTGCCAGATACTTTCTGGTAGTCTGACCAGCCAGTCCGTCTGCTGTAATCTTGCAAGACTTCTGATATGCCAGGATTGCTGCCACGGTTTTGGGACCGCAAATTCCGTCGATATCATCCTCTGTCAACAAGCCAGCTTCCATGAGTTCCCACTGGATCCACTTAACACCTTCACCTCGTGAGATGTAATTTTTGATACCTTTCTTTTTCGCCTGCGCCACACTAGTGACAATGACTGTAGGCTCCTTATATGGATTTACTCCCTTCCAGGTTCCCGGTACCTTTACATCGTAGGTGTAATCCATATTCTTAAAGGTCAAGCCATATACCCATTTTGTCGCGGATACCTTGCTCATGACTGTACCATAGTTAATGCCCTTTGCTTCAATACACATAGGGACGCCATTAACCTTGCCGATATAAACACCTACGTGTCCGGATTTCCACAGGACGGTTCCTACTGCAAAATCATTGATCTTTGCAATCGGCATCCGGGTGTACGCGGTCTGATACAGTTGGTAGGAGCCGATGTTAAGCTGTCGGTAACCGGCAATCAGACCGGAGCAATCCACATTGACCTTGCCGACCTGCCACTTGCGCCGTGCCTTTGCCATATATGAGGTGGTCACAACCTTTGGATACATAGCATGCATGGTGCTCATCTTGCGTTCCGTCAGAGCGCCCTCGGGAATCTTGGCCCCATAAAAATACGGGGTTCCCAGGTGCACTCTTGCATATTCTGACAATCCATTTCCTGTCAACATTTTTACCCCTCCTTATTTACATCAGACTTGTTCTGTAAGATTTCGATTGCCTTTGTGATAGCAACCGGAAGAGGAACGCCCATTATTCCCAAATTTTCTACAATGCTAATCAGTTCGTTTGCGCAGAAAGCAATAATCACTGCTGTCCGGATGTAGTCTGTTCCAAGCAATATATCCAGTCTGTGTGCCACCAGAACAATCAGTAGTGTTACACCCTTTTTAACGAGTCCTTTCCAGGCACTGTATGAGCTAAGAGCACCGGATTCTGACTTATTACTCTTTTTCCAAAAAGCTGCAATCAATAACCCCAGTAAAAAATCTGTTCCCATGAAAATCAGTAACGTGATCATGTCTTCTCCCCAACCACCGAATATATTAGCAATACAGCTGCCGATGGCTCCGAAAACGGTTAATATAGTCATTTTTGTTGCGCTTACATTCATATTTTTTTACCTCACTTTCTTAATATAAAAGCCGGTCACTCCCCGCAAAGGAAGCAATCGGCTCTTGGCTCAATAGTTACTATGTAATTGTGGCAGGACCGTCTCTCACTCTCATAGGCGGCCTCCTACTCTGTGGCCGCTGTCAGACCTGCCAGTTGTGTCTCCAATGTATTGATCTGATCCCGGAGAGCCTGTCTCTCTGCATGGACAGCCTCCATGTCGTACCCGGTCTGCTCACCCAAAAGAGCATACTCGTAGGTTTTAATCACCTTATAGTCGCTCGCAGCGATCCGGGCCTTAATGTCTGCAATCTGTGCCGTCAGCTGGCTGATCTGCCGCTGTCTGGCCAGTTCCGCTTTCTCCTCTTCTGTCAACTCCGGTTGCACCGGTGCAACTTCCGGCTCGGTGTAGACGGATCCGTCATCTGATAACTCATGCCAGTTATCTCCCTTCCGATAGAGTGTAGTGTATGCCTCATATTCTCCTTGATCCAACGGGTATTTACAATCCGGATCCAAATAGAGTTTAAATCCACTGGTGTTTATCTCCGGGGCTTCCGCGTCACCCATTGCGGCGATCCGGACTACGTGAGGACTCTCTACCGATACTATGACCTGCTGTGCGGGCTCCTCAATTTTATCTTTGTATAAAATATAACCCATGTGGGCTCCTTTCTGGCGCTGTTCTGGCCGCGCCCGCCATCTGATTTACTTCGTTAAATGGCAAGTTAAGCACCGAAACTGAAGCCATTGTCCATGATAATATCACTGGCATATTTACATATACCAGAATCGGATATATATGTGTTGGATGCGGTACATTAACTGTCACAAATGATATAGGTGCATACTCCGCTATAGTTAGTAATCTACCACAAACGTATACAGGTAATCCTTATCCTGGTGCCTTTGTTGCGGAGGACAATACTTATAATGATTTTTATATCAATGGATCAGCAATCGTAAACCGTAAGCCAGTATCAAAAGGGCATACGTTGAGGCTATCATGTGTCTACATGTGCCAATAATTATTCAAACAATACCTTCAATATCTATATTAAAAGTATTATTTTTACTTACGACAATAGTGTTTTGCATATAATTTCCGTTCCAGTTAATACCAATTTGATTATTTACATCATGGAAGTATATATTAATACCACTCCATCCTAAGTTATTAATTATATGTGTCCAAGCTGGAATATCTTCTTTTGCCGTTAACTTTGCAATGACACGTATTGTTCGGTTTGTTGAATAAACATAAACACTGCCATCAACATAATCTGTGTTTATTTCCGATGTAATATCACTTATATAAATATTGCCTAACTTGCCATTTAACTCAGTATATGCATCTGCTACCGCCTTGGCATCTGGCACATATCCGGTAGCCTTGGTAGCTAACAGATCCTCCTTTGTGGTGATCATCTGTGCAAATGCCGGTGCGGTCAAGTCCGCAAAAAACTTTTTAATCTTGCCAAAGACCGTCTTTACGCTCTCGCCCGTATTAATGTTCTCGCGGTTCTCCGCCTCAGTAAACGCGATCTCGGAATCTCCGATGTCACCGCTGAACCCTTTGGCCAGATAGATCCAGTTTACCTTATCATCCCTGGGAGCTCCGTCCGGAGCATCTTTAATAGCCAGATATGTACTGCCGTTATGTTCAACCGCGTCCAGTCGCTCATATGTGGTATTGGAGTCGTAATCTCCTTTGTAAGATATTCCGATTTTCCCGAGAGCATTGTAACCTTCCGGTGCTGCCATGTCATTGTCCTCCTTATGCTACCTTCCAATATAAAACATTATCAACTACTACAAAATCCACTCCTGCGCCATCCTTCATATAAAGGTTCATCGTGGTTTCATCCAGATAGAACTTAGGTTCAGTGATTTTTGCATACGATTCTGCTCGATCCGCATCTATCTTGGCCTGTGCTGCAGATGATGCCGCCGCAGATGCCTGCTGTGTTGCCGTTTCTGCTTGTACGGTAATATCCGCCAGGTAATCCGGCTGCAGCTTATCCGCCGTAATACTCCCTTTCTTTATATCAGCTTTTACCTTGCCATCTTCCCCGATGGTCCAATAAATAGTATCCGAGTCTAAAAATTCAAACTGCGTGATGAGTGCAGACATATCTATGTACTGTTCTGTTCCATCTTTTAAGTAGATAATAAGCTGCTCGGTAACCGGATCATAGCCGAAGTTGATGGCAATCTGTGCCATCAGGGTATGTAATACCTTGGTTGCTCCAGAATAATAAGTAACCGTAATATCGCCATTATCCTGATTAATGGTAATTCCCGTGATCATCCCATTAGCCTCTGTAGTTGACAGCTTAGTCAGATCCAGTGTAATCACACGCTCGTCAATAATGCGAGTCGCATTACTTAGCTTGTCCAAGTTGGTTTTATTTACTGGTGTCTTGGTCGATGGCTTATTCTCCCAATAGTTCTCTTCCCAGTCATACGCTCTCTGCATCCTGCTTCACCTCCTGTTTTGCAACCTCGGCCTCATCCCGATCCGCAATTTCCGCCAGTAATGCATCTCTGGCTTTTTGCTCCTGACGTGCCAAATTCTCCTGTAATGCCATACGCTTGACTTCCTCCGGCAACGGAGATGCTTCCACAAAGTTTGTAATTGCCTGACTAAATTCCCTGATTTCTAAATTGCTCATTCTTAATCCTCCGGTCCCAAATAAGTTATAACAGTCCCACTAATGTTTTTTGTTCTCCACGCAACTACCGTACCTTTATAATTCATATAGCCCGACACACCGATAGCTCTTACGCTGACCAGATCAACGCTTGATAGCTTATTTACGATAGTCGAAGCGCTGATTCTGTCCGCTTTAATTACACCGGAGGATGTCCAGTTGGCTACTTCCATGTAATTAGCCTTTACGGTTCCGGCGCTGATATAGTTGGCTTCTACCGTTCCCAAACGGGCGCTTACACCATTCAGATCAGAGACTGTCACATGATCTGCTTCCAGGCTCCCCACGCAGCCACTGACGGCATTCAGAGAGTCAATGGTTGCCTTGGTGGCAATCAGGTTGTTCAGTTCCAGTTTTGTCACATTCAACGTCTCTATGGTGGCATATTTGCTGACCAGTTCATCCGCATTTACCACACCGACCAGGTCTATCCGCTCTGCCTTGATCTTGATGCTTTCCGCAGTCTGGTTGATTTCTGATACAATATTGTTCTTGGATACTTTGGTTAAAATCTGCTGTGCGTTGATGCTGATCTGCGCAGACAGATTCTCGTTGACATCCTTCAGTTCCAGTCTGGTCTCTTCCACTGTCCTGGTAAGGACATTCGACTTACCTTTCAGTTGAATAATAGACTTCATAAGGCCGTTGACCTGCCCGGTACGGTACTCCTCGCCCTCCGCAGTGTAACTGTCCCGGAGTGCCTGAATGCCTTTAAGCGTACGCTGTAAAATATAGGTATAGATGGTCTCCCGGGAAGTATACAGCAGGATACCGTCTCCAACCTCCAAACATGGATTGCCACGGGCCTCTACCTGCGCTGGTCGGTACCACACACCACTGATCACGCTGAGGACGTTATCTGCGATGGTCTGCAGGTCTGCCGCAGACTTGCCGTATATCAAAAAGTTATCCTCGATGATGTAACAATTATTGCCATTACCAGCGATGGCACCGATGTCGTTCTCTTCCTGGCGGATCTGCAGCTTATCAATATGTTGGACTACAAAATCCTCATACTGGCAGGAGATATAATTGCTTCTGGATACCTCCGTGGTTCCCATCGGATCTGCCGGGTAAAGATCATCTGCAGGATACAGATCATCTGCAGGATACAGTCCCTCAATCATTTGTTCCAGAACTACATACCGCAGCTTACCATTTCTGCCAATATGACCAAAACAACCGTTGATCTCGCAGATGGCTTCTATAACCGCCTTTCCTGGGAGTTCTCCGGGATCTATGGTTTTTTCTATTACCATATCATCGTTAACCAGCGTGATTTCTTCCTGCTCCACGCCGACATAGGCACAAAAGCTGTTGCGAAACTGCCGAAGTGTCATCGGAAATGTCAGGCTGTTATACCATTTAGATATCTCAGCATTAAGAATGTCATAAAGAGCATCATATGCGGTTATCTGCCGATATCGGCGATCCGCAGTAGGCTTGTCCGAATATACCTTGTACTTCCCAATCTGATAATCTTTCAGAGCACCATCCAACCTTACTGACACATTCATGGTATTTCCTTTGAACGATTCCACAGTGTCTAACACAGTGATTTCAAAGGAAGAGGCCACGCAGCAGCCAAACCGTAGTTCCTGTTCATCGCAGATTGACTCTGTCACGGTCATCGTCTCTAGTTGGAACTCCGCATTGTCCAGAGTAGTACCGGATCCCTGATATGTAATTATTAACTGTTTATCGACAGAGTCATCGTAGAACATCTGCCGTATACTCTTGTTCATGCTTAATACTCCACCAACGTAACCTTAAAATCGTTGTAGTCTATGTCACGCTCCTGCTCGGACAACGTATGGATGCTGTAAGTCGTGTCTGACATATAAAAGATCCCGGCAGAATACTCCAGTGTCTCATCATTCCAATAGGTACATCTGACTCTTCTCTGATTCTTCTCCGTCTGAGGAAGCTCCGCAAGCCCAATGATATTGTTCCACGCTCTTCTCTCTTCCAGATTCATCTCTCTAATATTCAGAGTCAGTTTCGTTTTAAAATTTGGTGATGTCTCCCGGTGCAGCAGAATATTGGCATCTCTATAGGCATCTATCTCCACACGCTGATTTGGGGTGCTCTCCCAGCCATCTGCCAGTAAAAAAGAGTTGGGGAGAACCACATCACCGAATTTAATTAACCATCCACCAAATTCCTGCATTGTTCTCCCTCCTTCTTAGATAAATGCACTCTGTCCATGTGTATTCTTGTACATTCGATCCTGCCGCACCGTTTCCCGGAAGATCTCCCGCTCATTCAGCTTTGCCACAAATGTATATGTACCACCACCGTTTTCCCTCTGTGCCTGCTTAAATGCTTCAACCATTGTAGCCAGTGGTGTCTCGATATTAGTTTGACCTCTGGGCTGATCTCCAAGCCATGCTAAAAATGGCTGTCCTCCCTGGATCACTGCGCCATTGGCCAGACGGGGAAGGGATACTTGTGCATTCCAGTTTGGAATGTTAGGGCTCCATTTCTTTCCACCCCATCCAAATGGTACCCAGTCCGGGATGTCAATACTCAGCGAATTAATAGCATCAATAATAAAATTGATAGCTTTTATGAATCCATTTGCAAAAGATTCTACAATGATATTCCCCATATTTACAGCGTCCTTTGCGAATCCTACGATTGCCTCAAACGCACTTTTCCAGTCTCCCGTAAATACATTTTTAACAAAGTCTCCCAGTTTGCCTAGCATGTCCTGCAGTGTAGCAAGTGCTTCCTCGCCATTACCGGCCCATGCAACCACACCGGCTATAGCAGCTATTACCGCCATTACTGCACCAACGACCACTGTGGCTGCCCCACCGAGTGTAATAAACACACCTGCCAGTATTGCACCGGCAGAAATCAGGAGTAATGTCATATTTTGGGCATTTATACCGTTTTCTGTTATGTCTTTCAGCGCAAGGATCAGTCCTGCGGCACCTCCGACAATCAGCCCGATTCCTGCGGCTATCGGTCCAAACAATATCAATAACCCTACAACCGCCAGTGCCAGTCCAGCAACATATCCAACAATACCTTCCCAGTCCACACCGTTTTTCCACATTTTCACGTAGTTGTATACCATCAATGCGGCCCCGGCAATCAGCATGACAATCCCTACCGCTTTGATCAGATACGGTGACAATTCTTCAAGGTCTTTCAACAGACCAGATATCCGCCATGCAAGAAGGACAAATCCTATAAAAATTGCTAAAGGCTTTATAATCTCCATCAACTTCTTAGCCTTTTCCAGCATTTCCACCATTTTAGGATTCACAGAAGCCTCTTCAAAAGCATCCTTACCGGTCAGCTCTCCTCCACCTGCCGTAGTTCCGCCCTGTTCGCTGAGTACATTCAGCTCGTCAAATGCTGCCAGCGCTTTCTTTGCAGACTTCGTAGTAGTGTCCAACGACTTAGCATAATCAATATTCTGCTTTTTTGCCCGAGTATAAGTACTTTTCCCTTGCAGGATTGCCATAAACTGGGCAATTGCATCCGCTGCCTTGATCAGCCAGTTAATGAGCTTTACCAGATATGGGATAGCCATATTGACAATGGGCTCGAACGCTGCTGCCAGGCTGTTTTTAAACTGTGAACAGCTGCTCTTTAGAGCAGACATCTGTGCATTGTAATCCTTGGAATACCTGGCAAGATTCTGAAAGCCCTCTTTCATCGCCGAGACCATTGTGTTAAATCCCTTAGTGATCCAGTTAAACACCAATAAGCTTAAGGCGATTCCCTTTAGCCGCTGCAGTAGCGTCCCAATCAGTCCATTTGTTTTTTTTACTCCGTTACTGGCTGTTGAAAATGCCTTCTGAGCACTTTTTCCAGCTTTTTCAAATCCTTCCGCCGTATATCCCTGCTTCTGCATCAGTTCGGCCTGTCTCGTATTCAGGGCGCTCAGATTTCTCTCTGCATAGGCTAAATCCTGAGATAGATTCTGATATTGTTCAGTGTCCATTCCGGAAGTAAATGCCCTTCCATCTTCCACAAGCTTCTGCATTTTTTCTTTTAGTTCATCTATTTTTAGCCCAGCATCCGCTTCCTTCTGAATCAGGCTCTCCCAAGGGGATCCCATATTAAGCCCAGCCGCCACGAAATTATCTTCTTCAGCTACAAGCTTTTCCAGTGCTTCTTGTGCTGTCTTTAATTCCGCTTCCAGTTTTTGATACTCTTCTGATGGGATTTTCTGTTCTCCTACCTCCCGCGCTTTTTTTCTCAGATTTTCTACCTTATCAGTAGCCTTATCTATCTGCAGTTGCAGCCGCTGCATCTGAGATGTATCAATTCTGGTACTTATTCGGACTTCATGATCTGCCACAGTCTCACCTCCTAAAATAAGAAGAGCCAATTACACCCTAATGGTATAACTGGCTCATAGGCTCTACTTTTTCTTTTTATTTATATTTGCATATTTCATGAAATCGTTAATTCTTGCCTGCTCCTCAGGAGTAATACTTTCATCCTTGGGTGGCTTGATTTCATATATTTTCTTGGCATTTCTATAAACCTTTTTCTCTTCCGGTGACATTTTGCTGGTGATCTCTTTCTGCCGGATGTCCATAACACGGGTAAATGCACATTCTTCCAAATTGGTCAGCAGACCCATAAACTGAAACCAGTGCATCCTGGTTCTGTTGAGATCAATATGATATTGCGCCCAAAAAGCCGCATAGATTCTCCACTGATCAATATCCCAATCCATGACAACGTCATTCCTCTTCTTTTCGGGATAATTGTCGTGAAGAAAATCTGTCATATACCAGTTTATGGCTTTTCCAATGCCCGCATTATCCGGTCGGGAATCTGTCGGGAAGAGCAGCCATGCCGCTACGTAAAACTTTTCCAAGTCAGATAAAGAATCATCCGTAAGGCACTGGGATATCATAATACCGGTTTGAAAATCCGTATCTATCGGATATCCATTCCAGTCTTTCGGTAATGGGTCAAGCAGTATATTATACATACACTCACCTCATCGTCTGTATCCCTTTCCACCATGCCTTTTTCCATTGTACGGGATCTGAGAATTGTTTCCCTTCCTGCTGCGATTGTATTTTTCATACAATTCCTTGGTTCGTCCGTTCGCATATTTCTCAGCAATGGGACCGATCTGGTCGAAGAAATCGGCAATCATAAAAGGATTAGGCGTAATGTCTCCAAATACCTTCTTACAGGTTTCAGCACCGAACACTTCATCAATGTCATGCATAATGCCGTGTGTCTTGTCGATCATGATCTGCAACTGTTCTCTTTCGGTTTTTTCCTTAAACTCACCACCGGATACATAGTGCTGGATCTTTTCCAGATGCTCTACAAGATCCGTAAATCCTGCATAGAACTCCTGGCTGCCAAAATTACAGATAATGGTATCTCCTTGATCGTTTACCTGCACTTCTGTTCCTGCTGCAATATTTTTCAGTTTCTCCATGTGCTTCCTCCTATTTATTCGCCGACCGTGAAGGTCTTGGTTGCCACTGCAAAGGTACCGTGAATGTCATCCCCGCACTGCTTGACGTTGATCACATTATGTACATAATCGCCACCGTCTCCACCACTGGATGTTACAGATACGGTACAGGGTACCTTGATTGCCTTATAGGTACCGGGTGTTTTCTCCACCTCATCCTTCAGCCGAAACCGCACGAAAGAGGTCTTGGCCTTGGCTCCCACGGGCAGGGTATCCACCAGCCGATCGATAAATACCTGTACCTCATCCTCCACGCAATCCTCCTTGTCCACGTCAAAGGATCTCTGATAGGATTTCACCTTATTGGATGCACTCGCCTGATGAATGTAGTGCTTGGTCTCCTCTTCAGGATTCATCTCCTCGGTCAGAGACTCCACACCATCTCCAAGCAGTTCATACTTAGCAGGTTCCACATCCATACTTGTGTCAATGTAATGTCTTAAATCTTCTCTCACGATTATTCTCCCTTCTTAAAATACTCAATGAAAATTGTCATCTGATACAGAGCTTTGTTCTGTTCATTCTTACCCATGTAAAACGGACTGGAAACTCCAATCTTCTGAACAGTCACGCCATCCAGCGCAGGGAAAACCTTCTCCCGGTTCTGCCTGTCGATCCAGTCTGTCAGCGCTTCCAGCCATACTCCATTTTCCACACAATCAGTATTAGTCTGTGTATCCATCCTTGCCCGAATCTGATAATATTCCTTATGAATTTCCGCACCGCTGATGAATCGCTTCACATTGACCGTAGGCTCCTTGACCAGCACGTAATCCACCGTGCCGCGCATCAGATCCGTATCAATATGCTTCATTTCCTTCGGGTCAAACTTTTTTAGCCACTCAATAATTCTTCCACTTACAGTCACTTCATAGCCTCCTTTGCTGCCTTAATCATGTTTTCTGCACCGCCTGCCTGCTCATACCGTTCCGCCCATTGATGCCCTCGGAGACCACCTGCTTGTTCTCCACCGTTTGACCAATTCCAGTCTTTCTCTCCGTAGTAAAGCCGTCTCGCTTTATCATCGCAGTCATAAACTATTTCACCAGATCCAACAACGGTATGAGTATGCCCGCTGTCAATCAATGCTCCCGTGTCCATCGGGACATAAGGCTGCACACCACGTAAAAATTCCTCATCCACGGCTTTCTGCACCCTGCCTCCCGGCTCCAGTCCCAGTTCCTTGATAAGGCTCGCTGCACTAAAGTTACAGACATAATCCATTCTTCCTTTACTCATTGCCTACCACCTTAATTGTCTTAAGCCGCGGGCGGTTGCGATTATCCGATACCGCTGTGACAGTGACTACATACTGGTTATCCTCCGCCAGATCCGTCAGCCTATAGCCATCCGCAATCTCCCGGACACTGTTTCCCAGTACCAGCTTGTCCTGCCCGCTCTTGGCATCCAGTGTCCAATACTTGGCAACCTCCTCCGCAGGGAGTTTTCGATATTCCTGTGGCTCCAGGTACGGCTTATTGCCATAACCCCTCTGGAAATCTACCGTGATGCTCTCAACCTTCGTCTCCGTCTGCACGCCATTGACCGTTGTAAGTGCCGTTTTGTTATGGCTCCACTGGACTCCCCGGACAATGGATCTGATCCACGTCTCCTTATCTGTCTCGGGATCCCTATGGTAGTTGTAAACTGTCATAATATCCGTAAATAGTACACTCATAATGCACCTGCCAATCCCGTACCGGACAAGCCGGAACGTATCACAGAGGTAAGCTGCTCTTCCTTCTCCTGTGCTGTTGTGACCTTATAGGATTCCGAATACCCGTCATTACTGACGGATGCTATGCCGGTACCCATTCCGGAGGCATCCTGCGCTGCGATAGTATTGAGCAGCTGGCAGAAGGTATCCTGAATCTGCATATGGACCTGCTGCTGGAAGTCTGTTGCTGTGTCCTCGTTATAAGCATCCTCAAACCGCTTTGCCCTCATATGGGTGATGGAATTAAACTTAATCTCTGCCCTTTTTGAAATCTTATCAAATTCTTCCTGGTCAGAAATATTAGAATAAAGGGAGCTGTAATACTCCCACGTTATGTAAGACATACTGCTCCCTCCTTTTCTACTCTTCTACGGGATCCTGATCTTCTGCCTTGGTCTTTTTGGGGACCTTCTTGGCTTTCAGATCTTCAATCTCCTGTGTCAGTGCTGCATTCTCGGCTTTCAGATCTGCGATCTCCTGTTTCAGTGCTGCATCTTTGGGAATTGCTCCCATACCTACTGTCCTCATATACTACCTCCTACGCCTGGTGGCTTAAGTAGATACCAGCCACCTTATTCTTGTAGACATCCACAATACCATACTTACGATACTTGATGATATCAGCATCAGCATCCGGGTTTGCAGATGCAGGAATCACATTAGATACCACATGCTTGTCATGTTTGATGATTGCGGGCTTGTGAATGATCATAAAGTTAATGGATTTTGCAGCTTCCTGCACCATCTCATAGTAAGAGGACATAGCCCCAGCGGATGCACTGGAACCAGCAACGGGAGAATAAACTCCACCGCTCTCCGTGTAATATGTCTTACTGGTTACCGGTGTAATGTCCTTAGTCTTTTCATACTTTGCAGTACCCTTTCGATAATGTCCTGCTTCCTCTCCTGCAGACTTACCGTCCAGCAGATCAATAGATGTATAAAATCTGCCCTGAGGTACGGGTTTCTTGATAGTGAATCCCGCCAAAATCTCCTTGGACTTATAAGTATCCATCATTACCAATGCATTGAGCAGATTGGCTGTTGCATACAGGATTCTGCCCTCTTCCGGTACCTCGTCATTATCCATCGTATTCTTAGCCTCCAGCAATTCTGCAAGGAACTCCTCTGCTGTGACAATTTTCTTTGCCTCACCTTTAGAAATACCTTCAATTCCGGCCAGAGTAGCAAATGTAAATGCATCCGCTTCCGGTGCTACTTTGGTACGCATAAGTTCCGCACCTGCCATGCCAAATGCCAGTTTATAGGTTTCCTGATTATCCATAGCATCTACAGACAACTTGGCACCACGATCATAGTTATATTCAGTGGATACCCACTTGAAATCTACAGTGCCTTCCGTGTAACCACTATTACGGTCATACTCTCCCAGACCGGTTACTGCAATCTGGGGATATACGATTTCCTTTGCATTTGCTCCGGCCCTTGCCATTGCGGGATCTCCCGTCAGATCTCTGGTAACGGATTCTCTCTGATACACCTCATCAAGCAGAGGTGCGAAATTTTTTGCTAAAATAATTGTGTTAGACATTTAATTCTCCCTTCTTATTTTGTCTCCGATGCAGGGGGCAATCCCATAGCGGCTCTCATTGCAGCATCATCTGCATTCGATCCACCTCCGGTTCTCACCTGTCCGATCAGATTTCCTGTTCCTACCGGATTAGGCTCCGGTGCGCCGAAGAGCATTTTACTATCTTCTGCTTCTGTTAAGGCTTTCAGTGCTGCTGCGATATCCTCTTTCTGGTTTTTAGATGCTTTCAGTGTTTCCACATCCAACAGCGCCATAATAGCCTTGGCATTCTTGCCATTGGCCGCAGCAATGTTTTCTTTCACAAGATCATTAAAATCGCGATCTGCAATCTTAGCATCATAATCCTTCTGGATATTAGCTTTTTCTGTTTCCAGATCATTGATTCTCTGATTCAGGCCAGACACATCTACATCCTTAAATCCGTCTAACTTATCCTGTAAGTCTTTCATGGCGGTATCATTAGCCTTGATAGTCTCATTGGCTGCGTCCAGCTTCTTGGCCTGATTGTCATAGTCAGTCATGGTCTTGTAATTCTCCAGTACGGTCTTTTCAAATTCCTTTTTCTTGTCCTCCGGCACTTCCAGACCATACTCTTTCATGATTTCAAAAATGTTCTTCATATTATCCTCCTAAAATATTTTTTGAATCGCACTTTCTGCGATATGGGAAATTGCGGAAGCAGGGATCGAACCTGCGACCTCCGGGGCATGAACCCGGTGAGCTGCCTCTGCTCTATTCCGCCACTGTAGAGCAATAAAAAAAGAGCCGCAGATCAATTACTTGGAATTGATCACATCGGCTCTAGGCTCTACGTTGATTACTATTTCATTTTTGCATTTCTTGCAGTACGCCGGAAAATTTGAAATCTTCGTGCTCGGCAATACCTTAAGGAAATGCGGGTTGCCACATTTCGGGCACTTACACCATTTAGAACTCATATATTACCAACTTTCTGTAGGTTGGCGTGTCTCACAGTGTTATTATAAAACAAACTTATGTTTGTTTCAATAAAAATCTGTAATCTTTTTTACTCCAGCTTATCCTTCTTCCATGATAGCTTGTATTAGCGGCATATATTTTTTTTCCAACCTGATATTTATACGGGTTCTTTCTCCATCAAAAGTGTGAGTTGTCGAAGGGGAAATCTTCTTCTCCTCCTCTTCACGTTCTTTTTCCCATTGATTGGTAATCTCATCTATCCTAGCCTTTTGGCTTTCTGACAATACTCTTTTGCTCATACGCTATGTATCCTCTATTTGCTAAGCTCTGCATGATTCGGTGTTGAAGTTCTCCGGTATTCCCTTCGTCCATCATATCTTCAATGGCCCATCTCCATGCCTGATTATAAGTTACCATATCTATCGGTTTAATAATTTCAACTCTATAGTCATATTTTTCATTTACCAGCCTGTATGATGCTGACTGGAAATACCTCATAAGATTAAAATCATCTTCACCAAACGACATTATTCCATTTGTTTTCGGATGGTTATGCAGTACTATGCACTCTGACAGATCCAAGTTTCCTACGCTGACTGCATCTTCTACACCCTCATTGTAATACAGCCTGCCCTCTTTATCAATGACAATCAGTTTCTCTATTTCACTGTCCCTTATCTGGTTGCCATAGTACTCTATTGCATCTTCCGCCTTAGAAATATCGATCTGTCCGATATATACCGGTTCACTGGCATCCCCTACAGCGTCAGATGCACCTAATGTCTTTGCCTTTAGGTCATTCTCAAAAGAGGTATCATGGTATTTTTTCCACGCCTGTGTCTTTTTCAAATCCGATGTGCCACATTCATACCGCAACCGTGCAGGCTTCTCATTCACTCCAGCAGACTGACAGAACTCCTTGTACTCTCTACGCTTCCTGCTGATTTTCACATTGATCTCTTGTGTATCCATTCCAAGGGCTTTGAGTGCTTCCTTTTCCCGTTTCAGTGCCCGGATATTTCTTTCCAGCGCCCGCATTTTCTGCGTAACAGCATAATAGTCATATTCCTTGCCATTGATAATAACAGGGGACGGCTCCGGACTCTCCTTCGGATAGCTGGACACTCCCTCGAACCACGGATGATGATTATGTCTGCAGTTATACCCATACAGGCCAAGCGGATCATTTTCATGCGCACCATCCACGCTGTAGCCTGTGGCTCTCCATAGATCTGTTATATAGTCCTGGCCAATGCGTTTTGCTTCCGTCCGGTAGTCCTGCCCTTCTTTCACAAAATACACATGGCCCTGCCACTGCTCATGATTGGCATGACCAATTCCCGTGTTACGGGCTCCCCAGTGCTTGGAGACGTATACCAGATTCTCGCCGGATACCATAATATTATTATCCAACACCTTACCGGCCATCTGGTGGCATCCGGTTCTAACCGCCATTCTCGTGGCAGTATCCAGCTGCATAGAGTACCCCGAAGCAAAATCAATGGACCGCAGACCGCTCTGTGCAAGATTATGTACGGTATCCTGTATCACCTTGTCCCGACTGAATGTGCCGGAGCATACTTTTATAATAGCCTTATCCAGTTCCCGCTGATACGCATTCTCCACCGCCTCATATCCGTTCATGGTCTTAAAGCCGGTAGTCTGCGTCATATTTTTAAGTGCTCCGGCCGTCTGCTCCGAAAACATTTCCACAAGTCTCGGCAAAAAAGAGTTATCCGTCAGCTCCTTCGCATTCTGTTTCCACACGGACAGATCATCAATCCATGCCATATTCCCGGCACCAGCTACGATCTCATCATTTGCCTTGTATGCCTCCTTGGTAATGTTATTGATAATATCACGGATCTCCCGCTTATATTCCAGGGTGTTTTTAGCCACCGCTTTCCGGTACTCTGGGTCTGACGTCAGTAGCTTCATCGCTTCTTTGCGGATTCTCGCCGGACTATACCCCAGTTCACTCATGGAGTGCGCCTGCAACTCCGCAGTCCTAGTATATGTCATGGTCTTCTGTATCCTGCGGGCAATATCCACGATGACCTCATGCTCCAGATATTGGAACAGCGGTACAAGGGCTTCTTCTATGATCTCCAACTGCTCCTCTGACAACATTAGTCTTCATCCTCTCCATCCAAATTATCATCAATCTGCAGCTTTTCATCTACCAATTTCTGTGCCTCCTCTTCCGTGAGACTGTATGCGTCCATCAGATACCAAACCGTGAGCTTCGGAATGTCGAAAGAGAGCGCATCATTACGTTTGCGTTCCAGTTCTGCCTCCCGATCAGTGATATAACTATCATCAAAGTCCACCAGGACTTCCTGCTCCAGGTTGAATGACTTGCCGTGGAAGGTATTTGCGAACCACATCACCGCCCGGCAGATATCCTGTATGTATCGGACGGCTTCCTGCCGCTGTCGGTTAAGTTCCTGCATCTGATCCTGACGCTCTCCCACATACTCGGTTGCTGTGGTAATCTGCCCGTTTTCGAAACTATATTTCTTTGTGCCATAGCCGAAGGACATAGATAACAGGGACAATGCCAGTTCAAACGCCTTGGTGATCTGCTCCACACGGATCTCTGGATTATACTCCTGGATCATGCCTTTTTCTTCCGGTAGTTTCTCGCCAGTAAATACGAACAACTTCTTTTGCTCCGTGGTCAGCTTCGGCTTACCATTCTCATCGAACTCACATAGCAATTCACTAATTAGAATGATCTTTTCTGACTTATCCAAATCAGAAAAAAGAACGTTATAACACAGATCCACAACTTTCAGCGCCGGGATTGCATCCCACAACTTCGGCAACCCATAGCCTTCCATATCATCCAGATTATTAACCTCCGCATTCCGCATCACCGCAAAGGGCTTCACATCACCTAGTTGTACAACGGTTTTCCTATCTGTTATCTCAGTACCTTTATCGTCAAACACATGTGTCTCTGCAATGTAATTGCCATCCTCGCCAATGGTAAACAGTACCAGCGTGGTCTGCTTCTTTCCCTTGGACAAAGCACTCCCCGAGAAAGCAGCCTCGATCACAATATCATCTTCCACAGTCAGCGGCAGAAATGCATCCGCCTCCACATAATTCAGTTTGATCTCGCCGCCCTGCACGGAACCATCATCCATAAAGGTTGCATTGTCCAGACGGATGTAGCAGGCCGTTGTCCCGTCCGCTGAGGTCTTTTCCAACTGCTTGCGGTACTGGGTATTAAATTTACTGCCGTCAAGCACTGCTGCAACATAGTCAGCCTGTTCACCGTCCCCGGCATTGATCTCTAATACTTCACACAGGTTTGCATCGTCCGAACAGCACCGCTTTCCAAAATTCAACCGGCTCAGTTCGTATGAGATCCCATTCAGCGTTTTCCGTTTATGAAAGTCCTCTATAATCCTGTTGCTGTACCAGTCATCGCATACCTGAATCTTGCTCAGAGCATTATCATTGACTGTGTATCCCTTTTTCTGTAAAAAATCCTTTACGCATCCTTCCATGTCCTTCTCCTCCTGTTGCACCGGTGCAACTTTACCTGTCTAAGTCTATATATTCCACAAAATCCAACCATGTATAGCATTCCGCATCCCACCAGTCATTACAGTTACCTATATTCTTATCTTCCGGCTGGTTCGGATGATCCTCATCCCATTTCAGGCTCCCTACAGCCTTTCTCAAATGCTCACATTTTCGATTGATCTTTATCCTGCCAGTGTTTAACAATTTGTCCATTGTCTTCGGTCTGTCTGATATTTCATTCTTTCGGCAGCCTTTTATATTTTGGTATGGAAGTCCTGCCTTCTTTGCGGCGCTCCGTAAGCTGTTTATCATCGTTGTACTGGCACTGTCCGGAAACACCCAGTCGATTCTCCCGTATTTATCTCTGCATCGGTTATAGAACTCTACGAACTTTTTGCAGATCATGTCTGCATCAATGTCATTTGACAATGGCAGGAAATCCTCTTCAGCTGTCCGCAGGTCATGATATCGATTAAAATACAGTTTTAAAACATACGTTGTCATGGATCCATTTCCACCAAAATCAATCCCCAGCGTTACCTTGAATGGTTTATGTATCAATTTCCCATTTTTATCCCTTTCAAGTAACGGATCTGTCTCCTCATCATACAAATATGGCTCATTATTATCGGCAAACTTAGGGAATATGATTCCCTCTGCAACGGCTCGTTCTCCCTTAATGTCACGGCGATACCAGACGGTCCCCTTGTTGTATGTAAGCAGCACAGTTTTTATCTTTTCATCTGACATGCTCATGTTGTCTACCAGCGTAAAGTGACCGTAATTGTAGCCGTAATCAGAGTGTAAAATCTGCTGTTCTTCATGGAATGCCAATATATCCGTATAGTACCAATGTTCCTCTTCTTTTGGGTTGAGGTCATGGAATATCTTCCGATCTGTACTGGACAATGTACGGTCAAATACCTCCTTTAGAAACTTCTGGTGGCACTCATTAGCTTCTGTCACATATGCCATGCCGTAGGTATTACCTTTGATCAGTTTCTCATCCCCGTCCTTGCCCCCTCCAGACACAAGGACCACCTTTTCTCCTGTTTTGGTCTGTACATAGACACAGTCACGGTCTTTATATTTGCCTTCCCTGCATCTGCCCTCGAAGTAATTCAGAAGTCCATAACCATCACAGTCCAGAATGTTCAGTTTTGCCGTTGCGTTTGACACCCCGGCAATCAGGTGTATTTTGTTCTGATGGGTTTCCAGCAGCGAACAGAAAATAATGGTCTGTAACACGTTCTTTCCGCCACGCTTGCCCCCTTCTGCCACGTTGAACCAACTATGCAGGCACCGGAGGAAATACTGGTATTGCCGCTCACTGAACGGTGCTGGGTTATTCATTCGCTTTCTCCTCAAAATCTTCTATGGCCCGGTTGGCTACTGGGTTCTTTAGTATATCCGCAATGGTCTGCATATTCTTAAGTATTTCTTCTCCGGTGTTGTCCTTAACCTCTGCTCTCTTGCGCTCATATTCCGCTCGGTATTTACTCTCCGGGTGCATCAGGAAATACTTGGTCAGCCAGTCGAATGCCTTCTGCTTGTCCGCCAGCTTTATAGATACCCCGTCCTTTCCCTGCTTCACCTCCTGGATGATCTGCGTATCCACATTATTGGAATCAGACAATCTGACCGTGTTCACCTCTTTGGTGAGGTACTGCTTAGTATCAGGATCCTTGACAGGGCCGAACGCTCCCATGACCTGCACATTCTCCCGCCCGAACGACATATAATTACCGATATCCGCAAACGCAATCCGCATCTGCAGTTCCACTACATCCTCTGTTCCTGTCACGATCTGCTGACGCTTAATTTCTTTCAGACGTTCGATCTCTGCCCTGACCTTTGGTTTTCTTAGACTCTTGCATCCCTCTACCATTGCTGTTTGATAGCTACACCCGTATGCCTTTTGGTAGCTCTGCGCTGCATTGAATGTCCGACTGTAATAGATGCAGAACATCTGCTGCTCCGCCGTCAGATCATAATTCTGCAATGTCTCCCTCGTTCCATCATCAATAGTTGGCTTTTTTTCCGTTCTCCTCTTACCCGAACGCTCGCTTTTCTTGCTCGTGTCACATTCCGAACGTTCGCCATCCCATCCATGCGTACTCTTCCACCGCCGTACCGTTCCCGGAGGTACCTCCAGTTCAGCCGCAATGTCTACCAACTTCATTCCTTGCTTATATAGTTCGTATGCTTTATCACTTAATGGATTTTTCTTTGCTGCCACGGGTTACCTCCTTCCTGGCAAAATAAAAAGAGCCGGCACGTGGATTTCTCCACGTATCGGCTCTATGGCTCTCTGATTATTCTTCTGTATTTTTATCCTCTACCTTTCCTCCAATGACTTGTCTTTCCCAAGAACAATTCTTAACATATAAGGATGTATGAATAACACCATTTGCATCATCCACATTATCTGTCTCATTAATATTATAAGCAATCGGCTTTATTCTGTTTTGTTCCACTTTATGCATAATGTTCATGCATCGTAGCAGCGTCATCCCTTCCGATATAAAATATAATATCACATAACATATTACAGATATAGGAATTGCCAATATTAAAAGATGTTCCCTATCGACTTCTGTTGTTTCTATCACCATGTCCAAGAAAAAACCTATCGCTGAAACTAAAAATCCTAAAAAAAGAGAAGTATTTTCCCTTAAATTTTGATGAATTACATCCATTGGTATATTTAATATAATATCTTGTTTTCCAACGCCGAAAACTTTCATATCTGGCAATGTATTATATGATTTTCTAATTATGCTTTTATTACTATTAATCATTGATGAAAATGCCGCATATAAAAGACCTATAATCCCAGTTATTTTTACAATAACATACATCCATTCTTGACAGGTCATTTCTCCTATCCACTGCATATTATAATAATCCTCCTAATAAATTATATTATAACATTTTTATTAGCAACTTTCAAATAGTTTACATGGTAGCCACTCTCAACCTAAAAATAGATCTCATGCACTCCTGATCCTCTGCCACATAATGCTGCCCTGCCGTGCTCCGGTCCTTGTGGCCCAGATAGTGACCGGCATCCCATACGGTACCACCACGCTTGCAGATATTGGTGGCCGTTGTCTTCCGGAAGAGATGGGGATATACCCGGCGTTCAACCTCCGCTCTGCTCGCGATGCTCTTAAGTGCACTACGGATCCCGGCATCCGACAGGCGGTTATACTTCCCGTGAGCACACCTCTCGGACACGAACAAAGGATCCCGACTGTTAATATTGCAGCCACGCTCCTGGATATATTCCCCGAGGTACTTAAGTGCAATATCATCAAGGTATACGGTCCGATAGGTACGGGTCTTTTGTCCATAGACCGACACAGATCCAGCACGCCAGTCTATGTCATTCACGTTGAGCCGTTCCATCTCGCCCACTCTGATGGCGGTGCTCCGCAGCAGTTCCATCATGGCGCGGTCGCGCTTGCGGGTACATCCGGTTTTAAGTTCCTCATACTCCTGCGCTTCCATGTGATCTACCGGTTTCTGAATCTCCGGGTAAATTTCCACACTCTCCACGGGGTTTTCCGTAACTATCTTAGATTTTCTCATCCATGTAAAAAATGCACTGAGGTGCCGCCGCTGATTATTCAGAGATGTGTTGCTGTTACAGCTTTTAATGTTATTAAGCCATCCCTCCACATCCATACTGGTGATCCGGGTAAGTGGCTTCTGGCAGTAATCGGTCAACCGACGCACCGCATCTGTGTATTGTCTTACGGTATCCTCCGCCAGTTTCGGAGCCTTTTTGAGCATAAACAACTGCATGATATACTCATTGGTATTGTCCACGGTGGCGATTTCCGTCTCTGGGGCCTCCACCTCTACCTTGGTCAGCTCATCGGTGAGTACTACCCCAAGTAGATCCAGTTCTTGGTTATCCAGATGGTAGCGCATTTTCAACATAATGTTGTTCTTCAGTTCTTCCTTTTTGTCCATCATATCCGTAATCCTCCACAAATTTCTTGCCTGGGGATCACCGGCGTGGTATAATACTCCCAGACGTAAGAGCGGTACAGTCTACTTTGGTCGGTGGGTGTACCGCTGTTTTTATGTAACAGACCATTGACAGATATTTCCAGTCATGGTATTATTTGTTTGAATAGAACAAATGTTCTGTATCTGTGGATTCGTCCCGGTGCAGGACATTTTGTTTTACCCGGAACTATTTCACCTGCTCGTATAAATAATTGTTCACATAGATTATTCCGTCGTAAAATTCTTTGGAATGCTTTGTCAAATCTATTTTGGTTTTTTCATCCGTTAAAAATTTTGACATTAAGTCGCAGATCCTTCCCTTTTCATAAGCCTGTCCAGCAACAAATGCTGATACAATCAATATGCAGATTCCTACCATCATCTTCTCCTTTACTATTTTTCCGTCAATTTTCTGCCGCACAACGGGCAGTTTTTAATTTTTATCGCTCCCATCGGCTCTTTTTTGCTGTTGGCAAAAAGCATATAGTTCTCCGCTCCAAGCCTGATAGTTCCATGTTTGCCGCTTACATTTGCATATTTCTCGCAAAAATCACACATTCCGTTTCCGCTCTCCTTCACTAACTTTCAGTTTAGATGTTCATAACACCAGACTTCCATCCTGCTTTTTTAGCCTCTTCTGAAAGAATCTCATTTTCTTCAGCTATAGCCATTTTTCTTTGTTGTTTTTCTAAACAATATATTGATAAAATTTCATCCACCAACTCATTAATACTACATAGCATATCTCCGTCAACCTCTTCGGTTCGTTCTGCATCATTTAAAATATTTTTTATATCTTCTGCACATTCATGTATTTTTCTCATACAAATGCCTCCATAAATCTTAATCTTTCAGTTTACAACATTACCAGTTCCCACTTGTTGATAAGCGTACTTGCAATGCTTCTTGTTACATGCGTCATAATTTCAGCTTGTGAATGATTTTCTGCAGCATACTTTCTAACAGAATCCAAATCATAAGAAAACCCTGCATCGTCAAGGTACTGTCTGATAAACCGCTCATTGTCTTCCGCTGAAAGCCTATGTAACTCATGCTTTTCTGTAAATCTACGCTTCACTGCAGTATCAACATCATCTATGAGGTTTGTTGCGGCAATGATTACATGGTCGTTAGTAACTGCATCTAACAGCTGTAACAAGCATGTTGTACTTCTGGAAACCTCTGCGCTCGCTCCTCCTCCACCATATTCCCTCTTTACTGCCAAGCTGTCGATTTCATCCAACATTACAACGCATTGATGCTGATTGATGAAATTAAACAGATTCGTAAGATTTTTTGCAGTTCCACCAAGATAACTATCAAGCATTCTTGAAAAATTCACATATAAATATGGCATTTCAAGTTTATATGCTACATACCTGGAAAAAGCCGTCTTCCCGACTCCGCTCTCGCCATAGAGCAATGTTGCATTCAGATACGGGATCTGTTTCTCCATAAGCTGTAAACTCACATCATTCATGTTCTTGATCAGTTCGAATAATTCCTTTTCTTCATTGGTCAGATAATATCTGCTTTCTAAGTATGTATTTGTCAGATCTTCCATCGTTGCAAAACTGGAAACATTTGCTGGTAGCTCCATAAGATTCATTCCACCAGATCGTAATAGACTTTGATATTTTGTGACTGCATAGTGATTCTTCTGAGTTGTATCTTCCGCACAGCAGCAAAGAGCTGCATCTTTGGCTTTTTGTATATTGTTTTCAGCCACATATCGTACCAAAGCAAGCTGATTCCTCGTCATTCCCATAATTTATTTCCTCCACTAAACTTTAAATGATTTTCTTTTTGCGCCGGAGATGCGCTGCCCAGTACTCCGTTATCTTGTACTTATGGCATTCGTCCCTCCACATCTCCTTCCCCACCTTTCCATCCCAGTGAATGCAATCCTCGCAGTTATAGCACGGTTCATTCATCTCTCCCTGGCAATGGTCAAAGCAGTTTGGATTGTTTGCACAATGCTCGCAGATACATCTCATACAGCTCATGCTCTACCTCCACTAAATCCTAATATTTCAGTTTAATCAAATCTCTTATCATATTTTTTATCTTCTACAAGGTCAACATCTGTATAATTATCAAGGCATTTCTCATAATGCCCCTCTTGCTTAGTAATTCCTGAATATGTTTCATACGGATTAGGAAGATTATGTTTTTTACAACATTCATAGCAGATTACAAAACTTCTAGTTTTTTCTCTATTTCCATACGGTTCATTATCTGTATGATACCTTGCAAAATTTTGAAAAGGTGTCATAGACAGTAGCGTTGCTGTTCTATCGCAATCCTTACCACAAAAATCACATATAGCGTGTATCATGCTCATTACCTCTCTTTCTCTACTAAATCCTAATTGCCTTTAGAATCTTATCTCTAATCTTTTTATTATGTTCTGTCATAGCCTACCTCCTACGCAAACCGGAGCTGGCCGGTCTGCTCTGTTTTAATCACCATGTTAGGTGTTCTGTCCGCAACACACAGCTCCGACAGATTTGCCCTCACCAGTGCCGCGGGAATCGGTGGACATACCGCATTGCCACATCGGCGGACCTGTTCGCTGCGCGGGTAGGTCTTTCCGGTGTAATCATGGTCAATTATGTAGTCCTCAGGGAATCCCTGGCATCCGTACAGTTCCCTGGGTTCCAACATCCGCAGTCCGATGTCTATAATCTGATAATCAGTACCGTTGATGGTTACCAGTCCGAATCGATCCTGCGCTGTAACCGTGTCCAGCGGTTCCTTAATATCCTGTCCGGTACCTTGTCCGTAATATTTAATCAAAAAAGCTCTCACCTCTCCGAAATGTCCGTCTCCGGCTGTTATTGTCGGAATAGGCTCTTTTACATCTCTTCCATCACAGTGATTATTCATCTGGATCAGATTAACGGCACACATAGCGTTACGTTCAAGCGTGGTTATCGTATGCAGAGGTTCTTTAATATACGATCCGTTTCCTTTATAATTTCCACCGTAGTATTTCTGAATGAACGAAGTAACCAATCCGTACCGATTAGATCCATCTACTGTCATAATAGGCTTTTCTATGCCTTGACCTCTCAATCCGTCTTTCTCGTAAGAATGGTATTGAGTGAGTATCGGAGCAACCAAGAAGTTCTTATCTTTTGCTACAATGGTATGCAAAGGCTTCTCAATGCTGTATGCTCTCGGATTCTTTTGCCCTTTTGATTCTCCATACCCTATTTCGATGAGGAACGGATCTGCATTATCTACAACAAATTTCTTGATTCCACGTGCGATCCGCTCCATCGTTTTCGGTGCCAACGGACGTACCGCCCGGATTCCATATTTCTCTTTGATTTCCTCCGCTGTATCAAATATGGACGGGCACGGCAGGGAAAAGTCCAACTGTGTGTATGCTCCCACATACGGTTTAAGCAGTCCTGACTTTACAGATTCACTATCCGCAGGTCCATGTGTCGGCTCTGGCCATACAATCGGATTACCGTCACACCTCGCGATCATGAAAAATCTCTTGCGCATAGTGGGTGCACCGTAGTCAGCGGCGATCAGCTCCTTGAATTGCACCTCATACCCTAAATCTGTAAGCTGCTGGACAAACCGTTCAAATGTATTGCCTTGCTTGCTCTTAATAGGATGATGCCCTCTATTAAGCGGTCCCCAGGTCTTAAACTCTTCCACGTTTTCCAACATGATCACCCTTGGTCGTACCAGTCCCGCCCACCTGCAGGCTACCCACGCAAGACCGCGGATAAACTTGTCCTTCGGTTTGCCGCCCTTGGCTTTGCTAAAGTGTTTGCAGTCTGGGCTAAACCAGGCAAGACCTACCGGATGACCATTGCAGGCTTCCACCGGATCTACCTGCCACACATCCTCACAATAATGCTTTGTGTTTGGGTGATTAGCCTTGTGCATCCGGATAGCTTCCGGATCATGGTTAATGGCAATATCCACACTGTATCCGGTTGCCATCTCTATTCCGGTGGACGCGCCCCCGCCGCCGGCAAAGTTGTCAACGATTAGTTCTCCGTTAATCATGGCATCACCTCCGGGAAGTCTGATATGTCCATCTGTCCTTCCAGATTATCCACAGCTTTTTCATCCGCTTCGCAGGCTGCCACCATTTCTGCATCCATGTCTTTCTCTTCCCCGACTTCAATGCAGAACACCGGTTGTCCCTGATCTGTTACTCCGAAAGTGTTGACGTTCTCATATAATTTTCTTTTTCTCGGATTAGCAAGGATAAAACTTACCGGTGCATCATCCGGGAATGTATTCAAATATTCTTTTAATTCTTTGTTTGTCATTTTTCAAAGGAACCCGATATATCGTCACCCCGGCCGGAGGTTCGGCTCCTTTCTTGCTTATTGATTTTATTTGCTACTGTGGTAGAATTCCTTATAAAGGAGGAATTTACATGAAAACTACATATACTTCCAAACAATATCCAAATTCTTCATCCAATATTTCTTTTTTGACAGAAGAGGTTAATGAATGCCCATTATGTAAAAAAGCAATCAAACCCGTTTGTCTAAATATGTTTCATTTGGAAAGAACTTCTCCCTACCTCATGCATGGGCATTTCTTGTGTACTTCATGTCAGCGAAGTTTTGTTGCTGACTACAAAGTACATTTAGACAAAAACGAATATGTTTCTTCTGATCCTACTAACATTGGACCTATTTCTTATCGCGAAGAATCATTTGATGACAACGTAAAAGCCATGTCTCCACAATTTGCAAAAATATATAATCAAGCTCTTGCTGCTGAAACATACAATCTGGATGAAATTGCTGGATTAGGTTACCGAAAATCACTTGAATTTCTAGTAAAAGACTTTGCTATCCATACTCATCCAGGTGAATCTGATAAAATAAAATCCATGACATTGAGCCAATGTATTACAAAGTATATTAACTCGACAAATATAGCAACCTTAGCTACTCGTTCTGCCTGGATTGGCAATGATGAGGCTCATTACATCCGCAAACAAGAGAGTCGCGATGTCCAAGATATGAAAAAATTCATCAAAGCAACCGTCTATTTTATCAGCATGATACTAATCACTGAAGATGCAGAATCTATTGAACCGGTAAAATAGATTCCTTAATGGATTTCGCCTCATACTCTATTACGGGTAAACAATGCTCCGTGTCCATTTCAGCTAAAAAATTGCCTTCAAAGTCCCAGTATTGAATAACTTCTCTTACTGGGTCTTTTTCCGTTCCAAGACCTCTTTCAGATTTTGTTTCAATCACCTGTACTACTCTCGCACTTTTGGTTCCTTCTAATCTAACCATATCTGTTTCCTCTCATTATTTTATAAAATCATCTATGCTCATCTGCCCTTTGCAATTACCACCGATAGTGGATGGATCCCATCCGACTCCGATATATTCCAGTACCTTCGCCCAGCCATAATCGTTTCCATCTTTGTCTTTGCACATATGGAACATCAGATAATCCCACTCTTTGGGATTGCTCTCATAGAGCAAATCAAATCTATGTGGCCGTTTCTCCATGTGTATTCCGAAACCACACATGCTGCATCCGGTACGCTGCGCTTTAGTAGTATACAGAGTTCCGTCCGGTTTCTTCTCAATAGTCCCGTATATCTCCGGGATCAGTGAATCGGGCATCACAAAATTCTCTGTAAGCCTGCCTTCATGTAATAACTGCTCATGGAATTCATCTTTCCATCCATTTCTCCATTGCTCGTCCATCTCCAGAGCCAGAGACAGAATATCCTGTCGGTGGAATATAGCAAACGGTGCTGATCTGATTGTGGATGCTCCGAAGTAGTTGCAGCCGTTCATCCGCAGGCTCTTGGCACGTCTGCCGCCCTCGGATGCCATCAGCCCTAAATACGGTACACTGTTATGCTCTTTTCCCCAGTCATCACAGTTCTTTTCTTTGAGGTAATAACAGCACTTGGACGATACCAAGAAATCAGGCTTCTGATAATCACATCCCTCGTTTTCGTTCTCATACCCACCGAACAGCTTCAGCCATCGATGATTAAGCTTCATTTTGGAATCTTTCTGCCAACCACCATATTCCCCAGTCTCTCCGGTAATAATTGCGTGGCGTACCGTCTTATTCTTCTCAGATGGATTCTGCAGCAACTCAATTTTCCCGGCAATCTCCTTGGATATGACTGGAAAACCGAACTCCTGGATCACCTTTGGCTTACTCCAGTAGGTCCCGTCCTCTCGTTTCAGCGGTGGCACATTTATGATCCCGATTGCCCGATGTACCCTCTGAATGCTTTTATCTTCCAGATAGGATGCCGATACTCCCGGAACATCAATGTTACACACCTTTTTTAGGAATATGTAAAGGATGATGCTATCCAGTCCACCTACCGATACATGGCAGTTCAGCCCCCGCTTATCACATTCTGATTTAAACTCTTCTGCCCTAATCTGCGCATACTTACGCTTAAAAGCAAAATCTTGTTTTTCTTTTTGCATGAATGAAGCGATTTTCGCATAAGCGCCAATCCTATCCATTCTTTCTTTTACTGATTCCATTTTCTTCTCGGAGTAAAGAGCTCTTTTCACGCTGGCCAGCAAACCTCTTACTCCTTTCTAATCTATTCTACCTTATTATCCATCTGCTCCTTGTACATCCTGCCCGCCATCTGCACCAGGTAATGCTGTAAGGCTTCTGCAACGCTGATTCTATGCTTGGTGCAGTATCGGTCAACGTAACGCTTAAAGTCCTCATTCTGCTCGTACAGGGCGGTGTAATCAATGTTCTGCATCCGGTGCCTCCGCTACTCTTACTCTGATGACTTTACCGTCAATATCGTACTGAATCTCTTTGGTGTACTCCGCACTAATAAAACCTACTCCCTGTTTTTCCATGTCTTCCAGAGCTTTTCTTACCTGATTCATAATCAAAGTCTCAATGTGTGTCATTTGTTCCACCTGCCTTTACTATCTCGATTGCTTTGACCAGATAAGGAGATTTGTTCCAATTTTCTCCATAATATTTTTTAAATTCCGCTTCCAACTGCTCTACAATCTTGTCCTGGTCGTAGATCTTACTTTCTGTAAATGCCTTTTCCATCATCACTGCGGTTTCCAACTCAAAGTTACCGCAGCAGGTACCCATATCCGCAATACATCGTTGGAAGTAATCTACAAATCGGTCTGCGTTATAATCCACTTCAAATGCCTTGGGAATATCAATCAGTATTTTCATCGTTCACACTCCAATCTAATTTCTGACCGCATCTATCACAATATTCGTTAAATGTGCCACCACACCACTTACCGTCTATCTTTGATATGATTTTCCGCTTGCATACGGGGCATCCATAATTAACGGTTCCGTTGTTATAGTCAAATGAGATGATTTTCTTCGCATTCTGCTTTTCTTTCCATGCCCGGCATTCCTCCACCGTGCCGATCTGGCGGTACTGCTGTACCTCTTCCAGTGCCTTTATTGCCATTGCATAAGCATTTTCAAAAGATTCCCCCCATGATGTATCACATGGAATTGCTTTTCCAATTTCGTTACAATCATATTTTAATTCTTCAATCGCTTCATTCTCCGTCATGCTCCTGATCCGGTCTGCGTTGGTCTTTTTATGTAAAAATGCTTCTACTACCGGCAGCCATTCATTTGCAAAGGAAAGATGCTCCTTGCTTTTTCCAGAATACACAATCAGAGGATTTGATATTCCCATCTTACTTGCTCTCAATACTTCATATGGGTTCTTGGACAGTGGGAGAAGTTCCCATCCGTCCTTTATCAGCCAATTTTTAAATGATTCTAATTTAGAAATATGTAATGTATTTCTGTTCGCCATTATTTTCCCTCACTTTCTCGGTACGACTCCGGCAGTGGCATCCAGGCTGTGATTTCAATTTCATCATCAACAACATCAGGTTCATAATATCCGTATTCCTTGAGATAATCTTCACATACTACCGAATACCAGTACCATTCCCCCTCGTAGCAGATACCAGTTGCTGTGAACGGTACATCTTTAATGCTTGCATAATAAGGATCCGGATTGTGGTTTACCCATGTAATATTGACCGGAACATAATCTTCCGGCAGTCTCTCGCTTACCGGAATCCACACCGGCTGATTCTGCAAAGCGGTGATTGCCATTTGTAATGCATCCTCACAGCAATGATCTACTCCAGTTTGTCCGTACAGAGGACATTCTTCACAAACCTCTGAGTACCGTTCACTCTGAGCCTTTAAGCAGTAAATAACTTCTTCTCTCTTCATTCCGCACCTTCCATTTCTGCCAGCTTGCTTTCGGCTTCCGCTTTTGTGAGGAATACTGTTTTACCAAAATCGCATTCTCTAAAATATGCTCCTATAAAATGATTTGTTACCTTAGCGTAAATTCTATATTGTTCTCCGCTTTCATAAAATGATACACTAGAAACATAAGCTTCATAGACTTCGTCTTTCATGTTCTCATCATATTCAATATCATCAAACACATTAAATGGAGAAGTGATTACATAAACGGTATCTCCCACCTTGCACGGCAACCGCAGGAGCAATCCCTGCTCCTCGGCATCCTCATAATCTGCCAGCTTCTCCATTGCACAGTATCCTTCTTCACAGTTGGAATAGTTGGCATTCGGTTTTCCTCCAAAGCATTGATAGAATGTTCTCAATGCGTTTTCACCGTGATTCTCCTTTACCAAAATTCCATCAGCGGTTCTTTCTGTCAGTCTCTCCATCCTTACTCCTTTCCGGGATCCTCGGCTTGCTCACCATCACCGGGTAGCTGCATTCATACGGCTTGGTCCGGCCGATGCGTAGGGCCTGCACACTGGGGTTCTGCTCCATCTTGTCTAGCTTTATGTCCGTAAAGTTCTGTGTGCCGCCATGCTTCATCCGTTCGCCCTCTTTCTTCTCGTCCGGTCGTACATCCGGTAGTACTGCCTCCGGTCCACCGTAATGGCCTGCACCTGTGCGCGCCGCCGGTACTCTTTTCGCCTTTCTTCCTTTCTCCGCTCCTGCATCTCTTCGGTTCCAGCTTCATCAACTGCGGCTTTATACCGTCGATACTTAGACCACCGCCCAGATGACAGGCATCGCCGAAAATTCTGCACGGTCATCCCAAGGTACTCCGCGGCAGCCTTGGCCCCGACTATGTCATGTCCTACAGGCAACTCATATTCATCATTGGTCACGATCATATATGTTTTCATTGTGTCACTTCCTCTCAGTTCGACAAAATCTCCTGTTCCAATGCGCTGAAATCATAATCCCGTGTCATCATCCCTTGGTTTCCCTTTCCTTTTCGAGGCTCTGGAGGACGATACACACCAGGAAGATATTGCAGGTAGGTCTTATCACGTAGAAAGTTCTGCGGATGTTTGATGAACTGCTGTTCCTTGATTTTCCCAGTTCTACGGAGACTGTCAGCATAGTTCTCCACCGCAGTGATCAGATCCTGTTCCGAGGCATTGTCCGTCATTAACGTTCTGACCAATGCAATCTCAGTCTGATATGCGTATATCTGGATGTCTGGGAGTGGATAGGCTGCCAGGAAGCGATCAACGTGTGCCGTGGGGGATATAGGGGGATTATTTTTTCTTTTATCTTTCTCTATATCTTTTATATATATATCTTGCATACTATCTTGCACACCATCTTGCGTACCAACTTGCTCACTGTTTTGCTTACTATCTTGCACACTAACTTGCTTACTATTTACTATAGTGATGGTGTACAAGGTCGTTTTAGTACCTCTCTCCCGAAAGTCTATCAGCCCTCTCTGCTTCAATTCATTTCTCGCTTTCAGTATTCCTGACCTGCTCATTCCCGTCAGTACGGAAAGCACCTGATTCGGCGCTTGGAACCACTCTGTCCAGTTGCATCCATTGTTTATGTGCATCAAAGCGAACCATAAAGCAATCTGCCCTGTAGACAACGGATTCATCGTGGCCGAATACCAGAAAGAATTGATAGCTGTTATGTAATTCATTCCACCACCTACCCTATTCCGAAATCTTTCAACGACATCTGACCGGTATTATCTGCTTTCGGTGCCAGACACCTCCGTATAGCCTTACAGCGCTTGCTACAGCTGCTGGTCCTTGCCATCTCCCGGAACAGATATGCCTTGGCTTTCTGCCGGTCTTCATGGCTGTCATCTGGCCGGAAGTATCCATTATCTATGTTAATAATCAGAGTACCGCGGATCAGAAGAGCATCTTCAAGTTCCTGGCGGATTTTCCGGTCACTCATATTTGTATCTGCCACCAGCTTCTGCCGTGATATCCGGTTCGCATAGCCAAACGGGATATAATTTTCAATCAGTATATTGACCACCTCCCGGGCGGATTGCCGTCCGCCCTGACACTAATAATGGCTGTTTGTGAGACACCACCACATGAACGGTTTCTTTCGCCCCGCAGAGCAGGTGTTTCAACCTTATAGGTAAGACCTTCCAAACTCTTTTATAAACTCCTCACGGGAGCCGTAATGTTCCTCGTAGTACCGCTGACATTTCTGTTTCAATCGCAGATCAAGTCCCTGATTCGGTTTCATATGGACACTGTCCGGCCCCCACGTATGCAGTGTGGGGTGCAGCGGCACCAGGAATCCTCTTTCCTCACTGGCGGCCTTACGGCTGCCGTTAAATACGTGATGGATATGCACCACATTCAGATGTGTTATATAACAATGGTGCATATCATCCGTAAGCACGCTCCAACATTTCTTCATGGTTTCCACGCTTTCATCATGCTTTCTAATTCATCTGGAGGAAGCGTCTCAATTCCCAGTTCTTTGGCTTCTGCCACGATTCCGTCAATAAAATGACTCATTTCCTTTGTGTCATACTCACTGGATCCCTTAATCATTGCATAAGCATTAAACGTGCCGTTGCTCCTGATTGGCATCCAATGGCCGGTTATCCGGCTCATATCTACACAAGCCTTTACCGTAACAGTGATGGGCACACCGTCCGCCTCTTCCAGTACACCATAATCTTTCAGCATCTTTTCATAGATTTCTTCCTTGGTCGTAGGAAACTCTTGTGCATCCGCAATCTTGCTCATGAGCACCCAGGCATACGCATTTGCATCCAGTGACCTCTTCTTGCGCCACTTTTTTGCGGTAATCACAAGCTTGTCCAAATCTTTAATGCTGTCATACTGGCGGGACACTTCGTCGATAGAGTCAGCCTGGAATGCAATATTATATTTTCCCGTAGCAAAATCCATTGTGATTCCAGCCACTTTCCCGGTAAATTCCATCAGGGAGCCTCCTTAGTGGGCATGTTCTTAGCCTTCTGCAAAAAGTCTTTGATCTGCAGATCTGACAGTTCATAGACGTTTGAGACTTTGTATGTCTTGCAAATAGAAACAGCCGAATAGCCTATCCTTTTCAGTTCTGCTTCTACCGGAGCCAGTCTTTTTTTGTCCGCCTCCGTCTTACCATCCGGCTGTTGCGTAGGATCTGTATATTTGGTCTTATCAGCATCCCAGTACACGTCAGCACCGATTCCCAACTGCTTGCATGCAACCGAGATTGCATCAGTGGTAGCCATCTTATAACACTCATCCTCAACATAAGCAGTACCATCTTTCTGCTGCTTGACAAACATTGCTCCGCCCACACCGTGGATGGGCTTTGACCATTCATCCCCGACTTTTATGAAAAGCAGGATATTCACAAAGGCAGCCACCTCCGTACCGGACGGCTCCAGCCACTGTTTAGTAACCTCGTAATACCATCCAATTCCACAGGGGCCGAACTGCTCCGTGAGTACCTTGATCCGCCACAGCGGATTGATTTCTGTTTTTCCTTTCAACCTGCCGCCGTTGATGGCACTCTTGGCTTCGTCCGGCACTTTCTTCACCGCATTATAGATTTTCAGATTATCGTCCATCAAATCAGCTCCCAATCAATACCAACGCTCGTCAGATACATCTCCAGTTTCTCTTTTGCCTCCGCTGTCAGTGCCATGCGGTACTCATACAGATTGCTCGAACCTTCCAGATCCTGCGGGATCATGCTATCGATTACTTCCTGCGCAGCCTCTTCCTTTGCCTGTTCTACCGCAGCCAGCTTTTCCGCTTCTGCCGCCGCAAGAGCCTCCTGTTTCTCCCTTTCTGCTCTGGCCAGCGCCTCACGCTCCCGCTGTTCTGATTCCAGTTTCGCACGCTCCTCCCGGCGGATGCGTTCCTCTTCTTCGCGACGGATGCGTTCCTGCTCTCTGGCAAGGATTTCTTTCTGCTGCTGTTCATACTGGTTGATGTAGAGAATAGACTTTGTCAAATCATAGGATTCCAAAAACATGACAACGGCTTTCTCTTCTGCATCCGAGTGCATCTGCCGGATGGCATCCAGCCCCTGTTTTACAGTTTCCTTGCGCTCCATCATCTCCCTGCGGATCTGCGTCGGATTCGTGGTCGCATTCTCCCACTTGCTGTTATAGATCTTGTTCAGCGGCAGCTCTGCCTGCATATCACCCAGGCATTCCAGATATAAATCTTTGATCTTCTCTTTTTTCTCTTCAATACGGCGCTGCTCAAATGCAGTTACCTGTCCGTTGATAAAATTGATAGGCTGATCGTACATGTCCGCCAGTTCCTTTGCCTTGGCCGCAAACTCTTCCAGAGGCTTCATATATTCATCACGGACCTCTTTCACACGATCTGTAAAAGCTTTCTTTTCCTTCCGGAGACTGGCCACCGTCGCCTTTGCTTCTTTCTTGCTATCTTCGGTAAATACCACATTTCGGTATTCTTCCAGTCTTTCATTCAGATAAGCCTTTCCTGCTTCAAAATCACAGGTGATCTTTCCTGCTTGCTGTTGTACCTGTACTTCGTAATTCTCCATCGTTTCCTTCCTCCATTTCATATGCTTCATACGCTTTGCGCTGTCTCTTATAAAGATCCTCCCGGTGGAGACCAAGCCCCACCAGTTCCTGCTCCATCACATCACCCATGTACCATCACCATCTGCCCGTCAGTCTGTTCCGCATATTTAGACCGGATCAGCTGATTGAGTTCCTTTCTTTTCTGAAGGCTTCGGGCTTCCATCCTTCGGAGATCTTCCTGGCGACAGTCATAACAGACACCATTCTCCAGTTCCCCGGCATCACACATCCCGCCGCAGCCATAGCATCTATACCGGTACATTTTCTACCTCCTGATACTTTAACTTCCGCGCCTTATCGTCATTCTGCAGCAAGCAATAGGCTCTCCGCAGTGTTTCCTTTGTACTCAGTTCAGACAGGATATCATCTTCACTAAAATCACCCAGGATAATGTGGTGTATCACATTTGCCACACAGCATTCCAACTTCTCCAGTTCTTCCAACCGGTCCTTATCATTGCTCATTTGACATTTTCCTTTCCGTGCCGTATAATAGGCACATAAATAGCATTTGCATGTTATTTTTAGGATTCCAAACTTTGGTCGGTGGGGAATCCTATTTTATTTGTCCATCTTCTTTCATGGACCGGTACGCACATACGCATCCAGCTCCCACACATGCAAGTGCTGACACGTACATCTCTGCCTCCACCAAACCTGCCGGAAGAATAAACAAAAATAATAGTGCTGCGGCTCCGTACAGATTTGACGGGTTAAATATCTTTTTCACTTTCTACCTCCTTCCCATGATGCTTGTCCGCACCCTCTACGTGATGCCCTGTGAGTACACAGGACACCACTGGCTTTGTAAGATGGGGGGCTGTAGTGTGTTTTACGACACCACGTACAGGGCACGGATAATTATTGCTATAGTTTCATCTGTATCAGCTTTGCCAGCATTTCCTCAGGCAGATCCCCTCCTGCCAGCTCTCCGACCGGTGCGTTCAAAATCTCTGCCAGATTCCACAGGTCTCTCAACTGCATTGATCCCGGATCCTTTATGCGGTTCTGTATGGTTCGTGTCTGTACATTCTGTTTGACCGCAATCTTGTCGTCCGTGATCCGCCGAAGTGACATGTAACGTCTGATACCAGCCTGAGCTCTTGCTTCATATTTCATTCTCACAGATTCTGTTTTTAAGAAATTGGATTTCGGCATCCTTTTCACTTCCTCTCCAGTTCGAATATTGCCCACCGCAGCGCTGCCTTGGTGTCCTCATCCACGTCATCCCGCTCTAAAAGAGCATATAATCTGTCAATTTTCTCCATTCAGCTTCCTCCTTCCTTTACTATTGCTGAGATCTGAGATGATAGTTGCATCCTCCATGCTCTTTTTCTATAATTGATAGTGTCCAATTACCAATTACAAAATTTCAAAGGAGGAATTCACTATGGATGATTTGACTCGCATTTCCTTAGATGCTCTTGTTGAAGAAAATCTAAGGAACAATTCCGATAATATGGTAAAAGCCATTCTTCAAGGCGTTGAATCCTGCTCTGATCAGGATTCTCGTTATGCAAAAATGATAATTAATGCCGTTCACTATTCGACCCACGCTTCCGTCCAGTTGATGGCTGAAGTGTTGTTACAAACTGGTATTCTCCAACCTGCTGATGAGCCTGCGCTGCGAAAGCAGCTTTTAAAGCTTCTACAGGACTAGGATTTTGCATTAAAGCTCTTGCGGACACCAGCTCTGCAAGAGCCTTTGTCTTTTCGGTAATCTCATTCTCCATGTCGTTACCTTCATCGATGCGTTTTTTAATGTGTTCTGCCAATGCGTCGATCAGTTCATCTACCTTCCCCATTCTCTATCCCTCCTTTCCTACTCAATCAGCTTGGATACCTTTACCTTTAATACCTTGGCTACTGCCTGGACACTCGCAACATTAGGGCTACTGTTTTTCCAACCACTAATTACACCATTTCCTATTCCGGCTTTTTTCTCTAATGCTGCAATACTTATTCCCTGTTCATTCGCCAATTTTTTGACATTCTCATAAATCAACAGATCACCTCCTTCTTAGGAAATAGGAAAAATCCTATTGACATTGTTTAGGAAATAATCTAAAATATGTTTACCAGACAATTTTAAACACTCATTCCTTTATTGATTTTGTCATTTTTAGGATTTTTCCTAAATCATGGCTTTATTGTATAGGATTGAGTCTAATTTGTCAATACTATTTTTAGGAATTTTTCTAATTTTGGGAGGAACCTATGACTGGTGTTGAATATGTTAGAGATCTTTGCAGGAAAAAAGGAATTGCAATATCTAAATTAGAAAAGGATTTAGGATTTTCTAATGGATACCTCAATCCTAAAAAAATGGATAATATTCCTTACGATAGAGCCTTATTAATTTATAAATATATAGGCGGTGATTTAAACACTATGACTGGAACTGATACTATAATCAGCGATGAGATGCCTTATTACTTGAATGATGAAACTCGCGAAATCGCACAGGAAATCTTCGATAATCCAGATTTGAAATCATTATTCGATATGAGCAGAAAAATGTCACCTGAACGGCTAAAAGCACATATTGAATTCATGAAAAACTTACAAAATACCGAATCGGGATCCGATACATAAAGTCCATTTAATGGTGCTTTAATTGTGCTACATTTATAAAGGGTGATGAATTTGGAAGTAAATACTATATTAATAGATATGGATGTAATGATTCCAGAGCAGGTTATTGAAAACCCTGATGGGACTTACAGCATTTTTATTAACGCTAGGCTAAATCATGAGAGACAAATAGAAGCCTACGCTCATGCTATGAAACATATCAAGAAATGTGACTTTGAAAAAAACGATGTGAACCAAATTGAATTTGATGCACACAATTTGGAAATTTCAAAAGAACTTTGTTTTGTATAATACGGGGAATTAATATGACTTTCATGCGAAAGATTTTGGATTTTTTAAATATGGATAATTGGGATGGAAATTCTGTGTTAACCCGTTCACTGCATGTTTTAAAAAAATTATTGTTTTCTATCCAAACACTATTACTTTTCCTTCCATTCATGCTGATATGTTCAACATTAGTAGACTCGGAAGGTAACCGGATTTCATCAAACGAATATATTGTTGTTTGTTTTGCATCATATGTATGCATATTTGTTCCAATAAACATTGTAATACGTTGTCGGCAAGCCAATCGTCACAAAATGCGTCTTATTGAATTTTTAAAGATACCAAACAAACATCAAAAAAATGAAGAGAGTCATTCGTCTGAACTTCTCAAAATAGATAAACCGGTTAGCGAGAAAAAGAGAGCTGTATCAGATGCTTTTCTCTGGGAGTGTAACAGTGTAGCAAAATCACGAACTTTAGAAGAAAAGGATTATGAATATATAAATCTTGACAATATTGAGAAATCTTCCTCAGAACCTAAATGGTCAAGTATTCGTGATGAAAAAGAAATGGAAATAGAGCGTAATACAATGGATTTAAAAAATGTTACGATTTATTTTAAAGATGGAATAATTGTTGATGTAGTACCAGATGTATATGATTATTATAAAGCTCAATTTTATAATATCGATGGTAAAGTATATGACAGCTATTCTATAGAAAGTGTAAAATCTATTCCTGAATTTGATTTTTCAAATCGAAAGCTTTTAGGTACACCGGTGTACTACTTAGAGTACTTATTACGAATAAGAGCTTCGCAGGAGCGTAAAATTCAAAATAATGACCTTGCATATGCTCTTTTAATAAAAAGCACTAATTTAATGAAAAAAACAGGGCAACATTATGACTCCGAGAATTTTCTTCGCCTTTCAAATTGGCTATACAAAGATGGACAATATGAACAGGCCAAAAGGGTAGAACAAGAATTGCTTGCTACTTTCCCAGATACAGCATCACTGCATTTGAAAGTATTTCAAAAAGCATTAGCAGAATGTAAGGAATTCGATACTGATTATATATTTTGTTCTTCTCACCAAGGAGCATGCCCTATATGTGCAAAATATCAATGTCGTGTATATTGTATTTCTGGAAAAGACCCACGCTTTCCTAAACTACCAGATATTGTATATAAGTATGGTGGTTTTCACGAAGGATGTCGGCATAATTTCTTTCCACATAATCTGAATAAAGAAACTATTGAAGATCACAATTTGCGGAAATATGATGCTTATGAACACAGCAATCGTCCATTTATCGACGACAGATCAGATGCTGATAAACAGTATTATATTATTCATATAGAAAAAATGAAAAAGAAAGAGGAATCACTCAAAAACAAGGAAATCTATTATTTTTTGATGCAAAAGATACCTGAAGTAATGCCAAAATCTGTAGCTGGATTTACTAAAATGAAACGTGCAAATTCTGCGAACTATCAAAAAATAGTAAACGCCGCTCATGATGCAGGCATAGATATATAGATAAAAAAATCAGCCCCAGTGCGCCAACACCAGAGCTGATGATGATAATAGTCCCGAAGGATGCTACTAATCACGCAAAATAATAGTATCATCCCGGGGCTCAAAAATCAAGTCACCGGGCATTTTTATGCCCATTTTTAGGAGGATGATACTATGGCAACACCTTACAAGCTTCCCAGCGGAACATGGTGTATCAAACCATACAGCCATGAAGAGCCCGTATACAATGCAGACGGCAGTCCTGTCCTGCTGCCAAATGGCAAACAGAAGACGATGCGAAAATATAAAACCATTACCGGATCCACCAAAAAAGCTGTAGAACTTGCAGCAGCGCAGTTTATGCTACAGAAGGAAGAAGAACGGGCAAAGCAGCCGAAGCAAAAGAAAGTAGATTATACTCTTCTTCCGCTCACAGAATTGATAGACAAATACATTGAATCCCGTCTTGTCCTAAATAGATCTCTTACCACCATCCAGGACTACCGTTGTATCCAGCGGAACGGTTTTCAGGATCTGATGCAGATTTGTGTCAAAGACATGGATAAAGAACTACTGCAGGAATCGGTCAATATGGAATCTCAGCGTCCGTGTAACCGGAAAAAGGGAGTGACACTCTCGCCCAAGCGTCTGCAGAACGAATGGAGCCTGATTGCATCTGTAATCCGTAAGTATACAAGCTCTCTGGATGATGTCCTGCGTAACATCGAACTACCCGAAGTCCCTGATCGTGTGCCTGATCTGATACCGGCGGAGGTCCTTTTACCAGCGATCAAGGGAAACGAACTGGAGCTGCCAGTCCTACTGGCTGCATGGCTCAGTTTCTCGATGTCAGAGATTCGTGGGCTGACAAAATCAAAATCAATCTCCGGGGATCAGATTCGGATTGCAGAGGTCGTAGTGGTTGTAGGTGGTAAAGATCAACGTAAGGAAATTGCTAAAAACAAATACCGTAATCGTACGCACCGGATCCCGCCCTATATCAAATCTCTGATTGATAAAGTCCCCGGGGACAAGCTTGTCACACTCACCGAAGCTCAGATCTATCATCGGTGGATCAAGTTCCAAGATGAGCACCGGTTTAAGCATATGACATTCCACGACTTGCGGCACCTGAACGCATCAGTTATGGCAGCCCTGCGCATTCCGGACAAGTATGCCCAGGAACGTGGCGGTTGGAAGTCTGACAAGATTATGAAAAAAGTATACACACAGACCTTTTCCGAAGTACGTGTCGCTGTTGATGATAAGATCGATGGATATTTTGATAATATTGCGAATCCGATTATGAAGAATATGCCTTGGGAAAAATACAGAGCCTGGCTTATTCTTTTCAATCGGAAGGATAGTAAGAAAAGTCAAAAAGATTTCGTGAAATTTATGGAAGAACATAACATTGCAACATAG